AGAAGAGATCGTCAAAGTCACAGTCGCCAAAAGGGCGGCTCCCTGGATGATGTTCGCTTCGATTACAGAAGTTGAAAAGGTTGATTAAGAGAATCATGGCAATCGCCCTCATCACCGCAATATCCATTCCTGCTCCGGCATTCGCAGCTGCACCGCACGACCCTTTCCAGAAGTATCACGGCATCCTGCCTGACGCTTACTATCTCGGTCTTGCTCGTTGTGAAACTGGCAACAACCCCAACCACTCAACCCTTTCTTACACGGGAATGTTTGGCATCTACAGACCAACTTTTAAGCATTGGTCAAACTTCTCAAGTGCAAAAGGCATGACGCCCAGACAGCAAGTCAAGGTCGCAGACGCAATCGCATTCAAAGGACATACCAACCCCGACGGTTCAAGAGCCCCCGCAATTGGGGTCTGGGGATGGGGATGCGTCAAAGGGCAGAAATCCTTACAGGCATTCATCTGCAGATCACGACACACGCTTGTCGCAAGATGGAAGCGTGGATGCGGTACAGTCCACAAACACCAATAGAAAAGATGAGGGAAACATCATGGAACTAACCACCGACGAGATCATCGCAAAACTGATGAATCACATACACAAACTGGACGGCGAGATGCGCTTTGATGAAGCAGCCGTCATCAGTCAAGCAGTCGCTCTTATTATGAGCCTCCGGAATGCAGCTGAACGCCTTCGTCATCCGAGCAATTCGGACATCGTCTCAGCCATCAGAAGTCAAAACCAAGACGAACTCAAAGCCGTCATCGAATGGATCACGGAGCAGAAATGAGCGAGTTTGTTGGCACAATCAATATCCACAACGTCACCGCAGAAAACTTGACGTGCGAATTAAAACATCTTTCGACATCGACTGTTGTTTCAATCAGGATTGGCAAAACTGACGTCAATCTTTTCATGGATAATGATCAAGCAATCGCGGTTAAAAGGATTCTCGGCGCATGAGCATTGAAGACTACGAACCAGTCGCCAGTCGCCTTGCGCGGTTCTGGGAAAAACATCCCGAAGGTCGAGTCATAACAAAACTTGTCACCATTGAAGGAGACCGTGTCGTTGTCCAGGCTGACATCTATGTCGACAGAGAAGATGACCGCCCCATTGCAACCGACTTTGCCGAAGAAATCAGGGGGTCTAACAATGTGAACAAAACTTCGCACGTCGAGAACGCATGTACCTCGGCAATCGGACGCGCATTGGCTGATTGTGACTTTGCCTCGAGCACTGACTGGACAAAACGCCCCTCGAGGGAAGAAATGTCAAAGGTTGAACGCATGAGTTCGAGACCGACAGAAGGCGGAAGCGTTACAGAGCCGTCAAACCTTGCCTCAGAGAAACAACTCAACATGATCCGCGCCGTATGCAAAAACCTCGGGCGAACAGTCCCGAGCGGGATACAGGGCTGGACAAAACGAGAAGCAAGCGCATTCATTGACACAATCAAAAGCAACCCGCCTGCACCGGAACACGAACCGGAGGAGGCGTTCTAATGAGCAAATTAAATATCCGAGAAATGTCACAAATTATAAAAAGTATTGCGCCAGACGCTAGAGAGATGTTTCTAGACCTGATTGATATTGCTGACAACTTTGCAGACAAAAATAAAGTGTTAGAGGAAAAGTGCAAACATCTTGAATCAGAGATAGCGCGTCTTGAAAGAATCAGCAATGGTTGACCTGCTCACCCTGATCATCATGTGCGTCAGTCTGTTCATGTGCGGATTCCTGTTGGGAAAAGACACCCAACCGTGACCGTCTCAGAAAAGATATTTCAAGACCAAGTCATCAAACTTGCGCGGATGCAACAATGGCTCGTCTTCCATGCCTCGCCCTCATCACCTCGTCCAGGAGTATGGCGGTCAGACGGCAACGGATTCCCAGACCTTGTACTCGTCTCAACATCCATCCCATCGAGGGGCGTCATCTTCTGCGAATTAAAAGCAGGTGACGGAAAACTCAGCGCGGAGCAAGAGAAGTATGCGCGGTGCCTGATTACGGCAGGCATTGAATACCACCTTTGGCGTCCTCGTGATCTCGACGTCATCGCAGACCGCCTCGGGCGCAAAGGCAGAGTGCAATGAAAGAGCTGGTGCGGATCAGCCTCACCAAAGACGAGATGCGCCTCGCCTGCACCGGAGGAATTGAACACCGACTAGACGCATTGTTCAGCGGTCAACCCCCCAGAGACTCAACCCCATATCACCTCCAGCGATGGTGGCAATCCCACATCACAGGCTCAATAGCAGAAGTAGCAGTCTCAAAACTATTGGGCGTTGACTGGCAATGGGAACGCAACGCAAACGGATTCGACGTCCTCGAGTACCAAGTACGAGCCACAGAGAACGCGGACTCAACACTTGTCGTCCGTGCTCGTGACGACCCGAGCCATAATTTCATCTTTGCCAAAGTCCGAGAAAACCGAGTCCTCATTCAAGGATGGATCACAGGTCACGAGGTCATTGCATACGACCAACCCATTCACGGCGACTGCTGGACAATCAAGGACTACCGCCTGTACCCAATCACAGACCTCCCAGAGTTTCCGCAGCTCCTCCCCGAGGGAATCATCATGTTCAAACCACCCGTCAAGAAACTTGGCACAATCACATGATCATCGTCACCTGGTACATCCTCCTGATAAGTATCGGACTAGCAATCCTCCAGGGGATACGCAAGGACTAACATGCCCACACAACCGAGAGACGCAAGCCGACATCATCAGTTGCAGATGGTTCGCAGAACACGAGGAAACTCGGGTAGATCAGTCTGTGTCAAAACAACTGTGCAGCGTCCAAACGTCATAAATGAGAATGGTGACCGTCCACATGTCAAACATCCGGCAGCCAGAGATACTTACTCAAAATGCGGGGGGCGAGCACACCACCAAACCGAACACAACAAACGAGAGCAAGACCCCTCGGGGGGTCGCGCTAGCAGGGGGCAACCATGAGCAAGAGAACAAGTGATCCAGAGTTCAGACGCAGACGCGCAGAACTACTCGAAGGCAACCCACTCTGCCATTGGTGCAACAAAGCACCCGCCACCGAAGCAGACCACCTCATCCCATACGACATCGTCGGAGACGACTCCCCCCTTGTCCCTGCATGCAAGAGCTGCAACTCCAGGCGCGGAGCAGAACACGTCAACGGCAAAAGAACCGCACAAGCCCACGCAAGAGCAGAACACCTCGGACTAGACCCAACGACAAAACCAAAAATTCAAAAGCAAGAACTTTTTTTGAAAAAAGAAAAAATCAAGCCCCCGTCCCCTGACTTTCTCTTATCTGAAGGGATTCAAACCGAATCAGTTCGATGTCCTGCGTCTTCGGAATTAGTTCTCGGAGTTGGGCAGAGTTCGCCCCGTCTTCAATCGCTCCACAATGGAAGTGGTTCTTACGGGCCTCAAGTTGCAGCCTGGTCGGAAAGAGTCTTGGGTCGGACATTGTTTGAATGGCAGAAGATTGCGTTGACCGGACAGTTGACTTACGACGAGAATGGTGACCTTGTCTTTCGTGAGTCTCTTTGCAGCACAAGCAGACAGTGCGGAAAAAGTATTGCTTTGACCTCGTTAATTGGTTGGGCCATGACGGAATGGTCTGTGATCAGGGGCGAGCCTGTGCACGTTCTTTCCCTTGCCAACAAACTTGATCGCGCGGTTGCAATCTTTCGTGAACTTGCTCCGGTACTCGAGGCACAGTTTGAAGCAAAAGTTACTTGGTCTTATGGGCGTAACAAAGTTGAGATGCCAAACGGGTCAACTTGGGAAGTGCGCGCTGCGACACCCAACTTGCATGGTGGCACGTACTCGCTTATTTGCCTTGACGAAGTCTGGAATATCTCCGAAGAGGTCTACTTTGATTCGTGCCGTCCTTCACAGATTGCGGTCAAGTCTCCGTTGCTTTCCTCCTGGTCTACTGCTGGCGATGAATCTTCAAAGACAATGCAACGTCTTCGCGAAGCAGCAATTGGCGCGATAGATCAGCAAAAACAAACTCGTCTGTATTTAGCAGAATGGAGCCTCCCAAGTGGGGCTGATCCGAATGACGAAATAAATTGGGGTTACAGCAACCCCGCGCTTGGTCAGACAATCACCCTCGAGGCATTGCAAGCAGCTGCGGAAACTCCAGATCGTGCAGCGTTCCTTCGCGCTCACCTGAACTTGTGGGTTTCATCTTCGGACGCTTGGATTCAGCCTGGAGTCTGGGACAAACTGTTTACCGAATCCGACTGTCCCTCAGGTGGCGTCCTTGCGGTGGACTCTGCAACTGGCGGAGAAAAGTATGTCGGCATCCGTTGCGGATTAACTGAAGAAGGCAACATTATTTCAACTGTCCAGTTTTCCACAGAGTCCCTCAAAGAGATGTGGATAAAAATTAACGAGGCAATGGACGCAGACCCGAAGTTGCGTCTGGCAATTACACCGGCACTTGATCTTCATACGCCAGAGAAGCTAGAACGGCGACGTCAAATTTTCGGCTACGCCGAAGTACTTAAATTCACAGGTCTAACGCGCTCGCTCATTCTCGAGAAACGCATCTACCACCGAGGCGAAGAACTACTAGCAACCCATGTCAACCGCGCCGTCCTTGCCCGGGCAAACGGTCAAGTCGTGATCAGTAGCCAACGCTCCCCTGGCCCAATTGAAGCAGCACGACTTCTTGTCGTGGCAGCCGCTCTTGTTTCTCGCCCATCAAATACCGGACGCGCAGCAATGGCATTTGGAAGGTAGTTGCATTTGCAACAAGTTTGTGGGAGACTCCAGTCGTGGCGTTCTTCTCCCGAAAAATTAAAACTGCTGAGTTTGCATCTTCGCCAATTAAAGCCGCTGCCGGCATCGGCAGAAACGGTGCCTTCCCGACGTATGGATATCTCAGCAACACATTTGAGATGGCCGCCCTTAGTCTCCCGACGGTGTCGCGGGCGAGAGACCTTCTCGCCTCGACCATCTCTGGCCTCGAGTTCCGCCAGTACGTCAAGCAATGGAACGGTACTGACTACGAAGAAATTTATGTGCCGAACGAGTCGTGGATGGAAAACCCTGATCCAAAAGTTCCGCGCCAGTTCATCCTTGCCAACACGGTGACCGACCTTTGGATATTTGGGCGCGCCTTCTGGGCGATTACCTCCCGTAATGCAACCGACGGTCGTCCAATGAGTTTCCAATGGATTCCTGCCTCGCAAATTTCAACACCAAATCAAGAAGGCCCGCAATTCTTCTCGATGCCAGAAGTCATCAAGTTCAACGGTGTTGACCTTGACCCGAACGAAGTTGTCACTTTTCTTGCACCGACAACTGGTCTTATGTATTCAGGTCGGCGCGCAGTCAGCATTGCAACTCACCTTGACCAATACGCAGATCGTGCAGCAACAATTGAAACCGTCCCTGGTTATCTTCAGCAAACTTCAGCGGGCGAAACGATGTCCGGTGAAGAACTTGGAGACTTGGCAGCGCAATGGGCCCAAGCTCGTCGCGAAGGAAACGTCATTGGCGCGTTAAATAACTACGTCAACTTCGTGGAGTTTGACCGTGACCCGCTAGAAGTCAACGCAGCGCAACGCGAATATCAAGCCCTTGACCTGTCCCGTATTTGCTCCGTACCCGCTTACCTTGTCTCGGCACCCACGCCTGGGGCGTCGATGACTTATCAGAACGCGTCTCAAGCTCGCCAGGATTTGTGGCTCTTCGGGGCTCAAATGTACGCAGAGGCAATCACTTCTCGTCTCAGCATGAACGACGTCGTCACTCGAGGACGTTATGTCTGCTTTGACACGAGCGAACTACTTGCGGTTGGCGATATGCACAACGCTTTAGTTGAACCACCAGTACCAGCCCTTCAGGAGATGCCTTCATGATCAAGTTCACCGCCATACCAATCACACTCGATGCAGCAGCTGGAGATGCAACAACTCCCCGCACAATCACCGGCATTGCAGTCCCTTGGGACACAGTCGCAACCGTTTCAGGCGGAGAAAAAGTCATGTTCAAGCGCGGAGCCTTTGATTTGAATGCCAAGCCCGCGCGACTTCTTGAAAACCACGACGGACGCCCAATCGGTGTCGTCAACGAAATAATTGACCTTGAAAACGGTCTTGGCTTCACCGCATCATTTGCCCGCAGTCAGCAAGCCGATTCCGTAGTCGAGTTAATCCAGATGTCCGCATACGACTCAGTCTCAGTTGGCGCAGTCCCGCGCAAATTTAAATACGACAAGAACGGCGTCATGGTCGTTTCGTCTGCTGATCTATTAGAACTTTCGGTTGTGCAAAACGGGGCTTTCCCGGGCGCACAAATCGATTCAATCGCTGCTTCAGAACCCGACCCAGAGGTCGAAGAAGAAGCAACCGAACCCCAACCCGACACAAGTCTCCAGGAGGAAACAATGTCAGAACAAACCCCAGAAACAGTTGAAGCCACTGCATCAGTGCCAACAGCCCTTTTCTACTCAGCCCCCCGTTCACCAATCAAAACCAATGCCGACTATCTGCATCACAGTGTTCAGGCAGCATTGAACCCAAACAGCGACTCACGTCTTTATGTTGCAGCAGCCGACGAAGCAAAAGCAAAATTCATTCAGGCAGCCGATGACTCGTTCACGACAAACCCTGCTTTCTCGCCTGTCCAGTACCAATCCAATGTGGTGCAGGTCAACATCGGAGCGCGACCAGTCATTGACGCTTGTGGTGGTACTCGTGCCATCCCTGCCTCGGGCATGACGATTTCCATTCCAAAAATTACGACCAATGGTACGGTTGCGACGACCTCGGAAGGTGGAGCACCATCTGAGACAGGCATCGTTTCTGCGTATGTCAACGGAACAGTTGTAAAACTTGCTGGTCTTCAGCGCTGGTCAGTTGAACTCCAAGAGCGGTCAGACCCATCGTTCGCACAGATCATGCTTGACAATATGACTCGCTCGTACCGCAAGGCCACAGAAGTAGCAACCATTGCTGCAATCACCGCTGGTGGTACACAGGCTGCAACAACCGCTGCAACCGCAGCCGGTATTCAGTCGTTCGTTTCAACAGAATCAGCAGCTGCATATCTTGCAACTGGTGACGTCGTAAGCGCATACACCGCTGGTGTCAGCCAATGGTCACTTATGCAGAACGCAGTTGACGGCAGCAACCGTCCACTGTTCAACGCAGGACAGCCACAGAACTCTGCAGGATCAGCAGAAGCAACAACCTTGTTCGGCAATGTTCTCGGCGTTCCGTTGTACGTCTCTTCAAACATGGTTTCAACGACCATTGACGAATCAGCATTCCTGATTGTGCCTTCAGCAATTGAAATCTTTGAATCTTCACAACTTCAACTCTCAGTTAACGTTCCGGTATCAGGAGAAATCGAAGCAATGATCTACGGCTACTTCTGCCCAATCGTTACAATTGCTGGCGGTCTCCGTCGCTTCAACCTCACCTGATCCGTAACTAAAAGAAGACTGGCAGAACAATGGCTACTTACGATCTCGCGTTTCATTCGCGTCTCGATGGGTATGCCGTTCTCCAGACTTTCGTTGAAACTGGTATCCAAGTTGGGGATTCCGTAGTTGTTGCAGGCGCATCTCACGGTTTCTCTGCAACGGCAACCATTGTCTCAACACAAGACTTCGAGTTCATTGGAGTCTCAGATGAGGGCGACCTTCTCTTTGACTCCGATGAAATTCGTCTTTATCAGTTCCTTTATGTCAACGCAGGAACTGACTTCACGCGTTCAGTCGCTACCGGCACAGTCACTTTCACCCCCTCTGTCAGTTGGATTACTTCAGCCGACGTCACCAGTTGGCTCGGCATCGACGTCGCTTCGGCCAATGACACGGCCTTCATCACGGTCTGCGTCAACGCAGCCAACAATTACATCTATCGCAAGCGTCGCGAAGCCGGATACACCGACTCGCAGTCAACCGTGCCAGGTGCCGACGTCAAACTCGGCGCAATCATGTACGCAGCAACTCTCTATCGTGAGCGCGGATCAGCAGACTCCTTTGCCTCTTTCGATTCAATGTCTTCAATCCCCATCCCCTCCACAATGGGACGAATCATGGCTCTAATCGGCTGCGGACGCCCCCAGGTCGCATAATGGCAGCATCAGGAATCCTCGTCGACGCCGTCAACGCAATCAAAACTCAACTTACCGCTCTCGGTCTCAAACCCGTCACAGATCCCCGAAACGCGCGCCCAATGTCCGTCATGATCGAACTTCCCGTCATGACCTCATTCACATACAACGTCGGCGACTTTCGGATACCCGTCCGAGTCTTGGCAGCTCCTCCAGGCAACCAGGACTCAGGCGACTATCTCATGACAACAGTCGACACCATCATGAACTCGCCCATCGCAGTAACCGACGCCCGTCCAGGCAACGCGGTCTACGGTGGGCAAGACATACCCACATACGACCTCACGGTGGCAATCGCCGTGCGGAGAAACTAAGGAGCCACAATGGCAACAAGTACATTCCTCGCTAACGCGACTTGCAATATCACCCCCACAGGCGGAACCGTCTATGACGTCAGCGACCAACTTTCCAAATGTGAAGTCACGGTCGGCTATGACATTTTGGACAGCACTTCGCTGAACGACACAGGTCACCAGGGAACAAACGGTCTCCAGACCGTCTCAGTTAACCTCGACCTTTTCCTGTCATACGGCGTCGGAGAAATCGAAACGCTTCTTGCAGCAATCGTTGCAGCTGGATCATGCACCATCGTCGTCTCGCCATCCGGCACGTCAGAAACCGCGTCAAACCCTGAGTACACAATCACCAAGGCAACACTTTCAGGCGCTCCAGTCATCATGTCAACCGTTGGCACCCTTGCAGTAGCAAGTATTTCGTTCGTCAACGGCACTTGGGCACGAGACATCACACCGTAAATAGCAAAAGAGGGAAACATGAAAATCCAATTACAAGTCACACCAATAGACGGAGACCCGTATGAAGTCGAAACGAATCTTTTCGTCATCGTCGCATGGGAGCGCAAATTCAAAAAGCAAGCATCAAATCTTGCCAACGGAATCGGCGCAGAGGATCTCGCGTTCTTTGCTTTTGAATCGGCTCGAGCTGCGGGAATCATCACTCCTTTGGCTTTTGACGACTTCATCAAGAAAACCAAGTCAATCGAAGTCATCAGTTCGGAACCATCAAACCCCACCGAGCCGGCAGTTTCCGCCGGTCATTAGCGGAACTGCTTGTCGAGACCGGATACTGGAATCACGACATACCATTCGACACAGAGGATCTCTTTACGGCATTCGATGTGATTGGTGAAAAGCAGAAAGCACAAAGAATTAGAAGATGACAACGAACACAACTATCGAAGTGACAGGACTCAGAGAAGCGATTCGTTCGCTTAACAAGGTTGAGCCTGGTCTTCGTAAAGAGTTCGCAGCGCAAGCAACCGCCATTGCTCAACCCGCCATCCTTGAAGTGCAACGCGGTTATGACCGCGAATACCTGTCCGGCATGGCTCGAGCATGGACGCAAAGTGGAAACAAAAAATTCCCTTTTTCTATTGCCAAAGCAAAATCTGGCGTCAAATTGAAACTTGATGCAAGCCGAGAAGCAACGTCTCTAATTTATATCCAACAGATAAATGCAGGAGCTGCAATTTGGGAATCAGCAGGACGCAAAAATGACAACCCACTTGGCACCAATCTCGGAAGTGTCCCAAAGCCGAGCCACACCCGCAACCTCGGTCCTGGCGTGTTTCGCAGGCGCAAAGAGATCGAGCGTCAGATGCTGAAAGCGTCAATGGACGCAATCAGACTCGTACAAAAGGAACTCGACTAATGGCACTCGCTATCCCAATCATCACGGAATTCGACGGTAAAGGAATAAAATCCGCCTTAAACGAATTCAAGAATCTGGAGTCAGGTTCGGAAAAAGTCGGCTTCGCAGCGCAACAAGCAGCAAAAGTTGCCGTCGTTGCTTTTGCAGCATTGGCAGCAGGAGCAGCAGCTGCGGGTGCAGTTCTTTTCAAAGCAGCACAAGTAGCAGCAGAAGATGAAGCATCCCAAGTTCAGCTAGCAAACTCCATCAAAGCATCAACAACGGCAACAAGTCTCCAAATTAAAGGCGTCGAGGATTACATCGACAAGACTCAACGTGCAGTGGGAGTCGCCGACGACTTTCTTCGCCCCGCTTTGGGTCGACTCGTCAGGGCAACAGGTGACGTCACCAAAGCACAAGAATTACTCAATTTAAGCCTCGACCTCTCCGCCTCAACGGGAAAATCTGTTGAGGCAACAGCAAACGCAATTGCAAAGGCTCAGGAGGGCTCTTATGGGGCTCTGGCAAAACTTGGTGTCGGGTATGACGCTGCAACATTAAAAGCAGCAGGTTTCGAAAAAGTCCAGGGGATGCTTGAGGAGCGTTTCGGTGGTTCCGCAGCTGAAAAAGCCAAAACATACGAAGGAGTGATGGCTCGGCTCAAAATCACACTCAGCGAACTTCAAGAATCAATCGGATACAAAGTCCTGCCAATTCTGACCGACCTCGGCGATTCAGCAGTTCGCATAGCCGAAGCCTTCGGACTTAAAGGAGCTGCCGGAGGTGTCAAGCAACTCAGCGCGGAAATAGTCAACCTCGGAACTAGCAGTGACGGAATGATCAACACTTTCGGCAAAATTTATAATGCAGTTGCTGGTTTCGTGAACGGCGTGATGAATGCGCTTGCTTTACCGTTAGCGGCAATTCACTTCCTGCGAACAGGAGACTTTGGAGATTACAAAGTCAAAGGGCTTCCAACCTTTGAGCAACTAATGGCTCAAAATCCAACGTCAAATCGACTGGTCACAACTCAACAAGCTGAATCTCTTTACAACACGTCTTCTACTGGCGGAACGAGTGGCGGGGGTGGCGGTAAAACTCCTGCGACTATTCCAAGTCTTCCACCAAAAAAAGTCACAGAACCACCGATGACGCCATACAAGAACGAGGGCGATACTTCTGGAGGCTACGCGACTGCTGGTTTGCCATCAATTGACTTTTCGGGCGTCACTTTCAACATTGAATCGGGAATGATTAGTTCGCCCGCTTCGCTCGGGCAGGACATCATCGATGCGATATTGGCAGCCCAGAGAAATTCAGGGGTCGTGTTTGCCCCTGCGTCAGGTCTCTAATGGCAGTCCCCACATATCAAGTCCTCGTCGGATTCCAGACAACCACAGGATTCGGTCAACCCTTTCAACTCGACGATGCTTTTTACGGCGTACTGGACACAACAGGACGCGGAACTCTTGGAGGGCTGGCATACGCCGACCTGACTTCGCTTGTCCTTTCAGTCAATATCCGACGCGGACGCAATCGCCAACTAGACCAATTCAACGCAGGCACCGCGCAAGTCGTATTCAACAACAACACCCGCGTTCTTGACCCACTCAACACCTCAAGCATTTACTACCCGTACGTATTGCCTCGTTCGCCAATCATCATTTACGCCAATGGCACCCCGATCTATACGGGATACGTCGAAGACTGGAACCTTGACTACGGCAACGCCAGTCAAGACCGGATGATTGCCTCCTGCGTCGATACCTTCGGAACCATGTCTAATCAAGTCCTCAACGCCTGGACACCATCAGCCGAGACATCAGGAACCCGTGTCAATACCGTTCTAGACCGCCCAGAAGTGCTATATCAAGGCGCAAGGGCTATCGGTACAGGATCATCTACTTTGGGGGCTTACGCGGTCACTCAGGGCACAACCGTCTTGAACTATCTACAACAGGTCAACACTTCCGAGCAGGGATTCCTCTACACAGCAGCCGACGGAACCCTCACCTTTAAGGGAAGGTCAAGTGTTCTGAACCCCGTCTCAGGAGCATCATTTACCACAGACGGCACCGGCATTCCATACATGAGCCTGACAAATCAATTTGGATCGGAACTGCTTTACAACTACATCGTGACCCAATCCCCCGCAGGAGCCGCGCAAACAAGTTCAGACTCAACATCAATCAACCTCTACCAAGCCCAGAACTACAACCTCCTGAATTTGCTTAACTCAACAACAACGGAAGTTGCAGGACTTGGCGCATACCTCCTCGGCAAATATGCGAACCCTGTCCTCCGATACACCGGAGTCAGCGTTCAACTTGCAGCTCTTACTTCGGCTCAATGGTCAACCATCTTCGCTATCGACCTGACTTCAATTGTGACTGTTCAAAAAAACTTTTCAACTGGCACTCCGACGACAGATTCGCAGACTTTGATTGTTTCTGGCATTGAACATCGAATTACTCCTGGCTCGCATTTGACAAATTTCGTTTTTGAATCCACAGATCAAAATGCTTATTTCACATTGGATGACACCATTTTCGGTACTCTTTCCACATCAAACCTTCTCAGTTTCTAGAAAGGAAACACAAAACATGGCATCACCAAACACAACGTTCACATCGGGTGCAATCCTGACAGCAGCACAAATGAACAATCTCCCGTTTGGCTTAATGGGCGCAGCAGAAAATACAAGCCTTGCCCAAACTTTTACAACTCTTGTAGATTTAACAAGTTTGTCGGTGACCTTTACAGGTATTGCAAACCGTCGTTATCGCATTGAAGGCTACGTCCTCATGCAATCAAATGTTTCTGGCGACTCTGTGAACTTATTATTGCGAAACTCGGCAGGCACAACACTTCAGCAAGGTATTTACTATCTAAATAGTTCAGCAGTTGCTTACATGGCTACTGCTACGGCTGTTATATCAGCCACAGGTTCTACTACGGTCAAATTATCTGCACAACGCCAAGCAGGAACTGGAACCATCACCGCTAATGGTGCTGCCACATATCCTGCACAACTTATAGTGACAGACATCGGCACGTTGTAATGACTATTGCAAACCCACCAAAAGCCTTGATTTTATTGGTCGCTTTGCTATCGCTTGTTTTACTTATGGCAATTGGCAAAGTCGACACCGATTCAGGAATGCCCATTCTTACTGCAATTGTGTTCTACGGAATCGGCAACGGCGTTGCAGCCAAAACAAATCAGCAGTCACCCAAAATTTTTGAAACAAAACAACCCGAATGACATCAAGCAAAAAACCATACGCACCCGCCAAAACACCATCAACGGGGAAACGTGCAGGAACAGAAAAGTTCTCTGACCTGTGCAGACGACGCACGTCATGGTCATTCACAAACCTCGGTACATGGGTCGTCAGAGACATTCGAAACAAGCCAGGCGTCATGAGCCAACACTCAGCCGGACTTGCGTTAGACCTCCAATACTCAGACCGCGCAATGTGCCTCTCGGCTATTGATTGGCTTATCGCCAACACCGACGAACTTGGAATCTCACTTGTTAACGACTACATGTTCGGCAAATACGGACGGACATGGATATGTGACCGCGCGGCTTGGAAAGTCCACACCACAGACACCATCGGCATCAGAGGATCATGGATACATATCGAGCTGCATCGCCTCTTCGCAGACAATCCGACCCTCGTGGAAACAAATTGGCGTAAGATTCCACGCCCATAGAACGCCCGAGGATGTCATTCTCCTCGAGCCAGACTCCAGAGGTCAGCGTGTTTCCCTCCTTGCCTCTGGGGTCGAATCCGCCACCCTGACTCTTCTTTGTGTTACAACATCAAGACACGTCGAGCGAAGGGAAACGCAATGACATACGAGCAATACCTCGTCACATTTACCACAGGATGGCTCGCCTCCTGGGCTTATTTCAAAGTCATCAACCGCTTCTGGAGGGACTAATGCTTCCCGCATGGGGTTATCTTCCGTTATGGTCAAAGGACAAACTAACGCTCGTCCAGATCTTCACAGATCCGGCAACAGAAGAAATCGTCAAAGTCACAGTCGCCCATCGGCGCGCTCCCTGGATGACGTTTGCTTCGATTACAGAAGTTGAAAAGGTTGATTAAGAGAATTATGGCATTAGCCCTCATCACCGCATTATCCGTTCCGTCGCCCGCAAGTGCAGCTGCACCGCACGACCCTTTCGAGAAATATCACGGCGTGCTTCCAGACGCTTATTACGACGCGCTCATGCGTTGCGAGACATCCAACTGGAATCACTCAACCCGCTCATACACCGGTGGGCTTGGTATCTATCGAGGCACTTGGCAACGCTGGTCAGACTCCTCAAGCGCCAAAGGTAAAACCCCCGCGCAACAAGTCAAAGTTGCAGACGCAATCGCATTCAAAAGCCATATCAACCCAGACGGCACCAAAGTCTGGCGCGTCGGACCCTGGGGATGGGGATGCGTGAAAGGTCAGAAATCCTTACAGGGATTCATATGCAGATCACGACACACGCTTGTCGCAAGATGGAAGCGTGGATGCGATACAGTCCACAAACACCAATAGAAAAGATGAGGGAAACATCATGGAATTAACCACCGACGAAATCATTGCGCGACTGATGAATCTGTCAGTCAAACTTGACGGAGAAATGCGCTTCGAAGAAGGGTCAACAATCAGTCAAGCAATTGCTTTGATTATGACTCTTCGCAACGCTGCCGAACGGATGCGTCATCCGAGCAATATGCCACGACTCTTCGACAAAACCAATGACGAACTCAAAGCCGTCATCGAGTGGATTGTGGAGAACCCATCATGAGCAAACCGCGCATCAGTCAAATTTGCGTTCACGACATAACCGCTGAAGACGTATCTGTCAAGGTCAGCCTTCACGACACCTTTGCAGCAGTCAAAATCATCATTGGCGAAATTGAAGTAACTTGCTTCACCGAACTAGATCAGGTTGCAGGCATTCAGAGAAACCTCGGTGCATTGTGAGCATTGAGGACTACGAACCCGTTGCTAGTCGCCTGGCGCGCTTTTGGGAGAAACACCCCGAAGGACGAGTCATCACAAAACTCATCACATTTGAAGGCGACCGAGTCATTGTGCAAGCCGACATCTACGTCGACAGGGAAGATGACCGCCCCATCGCAACAGACTTTGCAGAGGAATTGCGCGGGTCTAATAATGTCAACAAAACATCGCACATAGAAAACGCGTGCACGTCGGCAATTGGACGCGCATTGAGTGACGCGGACTTTGCCTCGTCAACCGATTGGACAAAACGCCCGTCGCGAGAAGAGATGCAGAAGGTATCCAGAATGTCGGGAGACACTCACATCACGGAACCGTCAAACCTTGCCTCAGAGAAACAACTGAACATGATCCGCGCGGTGTGTAAATCCATCGGACGCACAGTCCCCGCAGGGATACAGGGCTGGACAAAACGAGAAGCGTCGCAGTACATCGACACAATCAAAAGCAACCCTCCTGCACCGGAACAA